CACCAATTAAGGAGAAAAAATGAGTACAGTCATCATTACCGGCCGCGATGTGTCATTTACGCTGGACACGAAAGTGTACGCTGCACAGACAACATCGGCCACGCTTTCATGTGACACAACCATCGAAAGATATACAACACTTAACGGCCCGGCATATAGGTCGGTCGATAAGCAATGGACTTTCACAATTGAACTCTTGCAAGACTGGGGATCAACAGCGACACAAGGTTCATTATTCGAAAATATGTGGAATAACGCTGAGAATTCTCCAAATACGCCTGTCGCTGTTTCTTTGACAGCTGCCACAGGAGCGGTTTTCACTTTTACTGTTTTGCCAATTTTTCCATCAGCTGGCGGTGCGGCTCCGGGTGCACTCACAGACACATGGGCATTGACAGTCATTGGCACACCTACTGAAACATACAGTTAAGAAAAGAATCGGGAGCAAATAAATGAAACTAGCAATCACAATTGAATACACAGCCGGGGAGAGCGCGACCTATGTTGCGCTCCCACCGGAGTGGATGAAGTGGGAACAAAAGACCGGAAACACAATCCAGCAAGTACAAGACAAGCTGGGAATTGCCGATCTGATGTTTTTGGCATACCACGCAATGAAACGCGAATCGGCTGGAAAGCCTGTGAAGCCTTTTGAAGTTTGGTGTGAAACTGTGACGGACATCAACATGGGAGAAACCGAAAACCCAAAAGTTATGAGTCCGGATCAATAAACCGGATCATTTGGGAATTGGCTATCGATACGGGATTGTCAAGATCAGAGTTTCAAACAGCTGAGGATATTTTGACCGCTTTCGAGATACTGAGGAAAAAAAATGGCAACTGAGTCGATCACTTACGACAAAGCTCAATTGCGCGGCATTTTGCAGGCTTTCAAAGGCATGGATGAAACAGCTGTGTCACAAGCCAAAGCCGTTTCAAATGGGCTGGCCACTTATGTGCAATCCAAAATCATTTCATCAGCTGGTGGCCGCCCAAATAAAGCAGCCGCTCGCATTGCTCAAGGATCGCGCGTAAGTAAATCCTCAAAGATTGGTGAATTGTCATTTGGCTTTGTTTCGCAGAAATTTAGCGGTGGCGGTACAACTCAACAGCTTTGGGGCGGTTACGAATTCGGCTCAAATAAATATAAGCAATTCCCGGTGTGGTCAGGCCGTGAAGGTCGCGGATCAAGAGGATACTTTATTTATCCGACATTGAGAGCTGAACAACCGCACATCATAGCTGAGTGGGAAAATGCTTTCACAAAGATTTTGAAGGAGTGGTGATGGCCGGACAAAGTAGAACGCTCAAGCTCTCCATTTTGGCTGACATTGACAACCTCAAAAAGAATCTCAACAGCGGATCAAATGAGGTCGAAGGTTTTGGCTCAAAACTAGGTGGATTTGCCAAAAAAGCCGGCACCGCTTTTGCCGTAGCTGGAGCAGCTGCCGCAGCTTATGCCGGCACATTGCTTGTGGATGGTGTCAAGGCTGCAATTGAGGATGAAGCCGCACAAGCTAAATTGGCAACCACATTGGAAAATGTCACGGGTGCCACCAAAGCGCAAATCAAAGAGGTTGAGGATTACATAACCAAAACAGCTTTGGCCAATGGCATCACCGATGACAAATTAAGGCCATCGCTAGATCGGTTGATCAGAAGTACAAAGGATCAGACCAAGGCACAAGAATTGCAAACTTTGGCGTTAAACATTAGTGCGGGCACCGGGAAAGATTTGCAGGCAGTTTCAGAGGCGTTAGGCAAAGCGTATGACGGGAACCTCGGAGCACTTAAAAAACTCGGTGTGGGCATCGATGAATCAATCATCAAATCAAAAGATTTTGATGCTGCCGCTGCCGCTTTGTCACAGACTTTTGAAGGTCAGGCATCAAAGCAAGCCGAGACATTTCAAGGAAAAATGGATCGTTTATCGATTGCATTTGGTGAAGCCAAAGAAACTGTTGGATCATATGTGCTTGATGCGCTTACACCATTGCTCAGCGCGTTTGTGGACAAAGGCATCCCAGCGATTCAGGATTTTGCAAACAATTTGGGCAAAACATTGGGGCCAGCATTTGGCGAGATTTTCAAAGTTATTCGAGATGATGTTTTGCCAATTTTGACCAAATGGTGGAAATTTCTATATGAGGAAGTAATACCGGCAATCGGAGGCGTGGTCGGGCCTATTCTTGAAGGTTTAAAATCTGCATTTGATAAGATCAAAAAAGCAATCAACGACAATTCAGAGGAATTGCAACCTTTCTATGATGCGCTTGCAAAAGTATGGGAATTCATCAAAAAGTATTTGGTGCCACTTTTGGGCGCTCAATTCAAAACAGCACTTGAAGGCATCGGCACAATTGTCGGTGGCCTTGTCACAGGCTTTTCAAAGCTTGTGGGTTTCATTTCAAACACAGTCACCAAAATGAAAGAATTTGTCAATTTCATCAAGGATAACCCGGTTACACGCTTTTTCTTTGATTCCGGTGACAAATCGCTCAAAGCTGGCGTGGGATTTGATGGCGGATCAACAGCCGACACCGGCACATTTGGTGCTGGATTTGCCATGTCTGAATCGCCCATTTATTCATCGGCGATGCAAGCTGCCGTTTTAAGAACAGAGCAAGTCAAAGCCGAAACCGAAAGATTGCGAAGCGCGCGCGCAAATGCCGCGGCAGCTAGATTGGCCGAAACTGGAGGCCTTTCAACAGCTGAAAGAATTGTCATCAATGTCAATGCTCCATCAGCAATCGATCAAGAAGGTTTCAGCCGAGCCGTGACCGATGCGCTTAACAATTCTTACTATCGGGGAACTCTCGGTGCTGGAGCTTTGGTTGCAATCTGATGACTATTTTTAATCCTGTTTGGCGAGTGACAATTGGAGGCGTGCAATACCAAAATCTCACTTTGGCCAATCTAACCATCACAAGCGGTCGCACAAACATTTATGAACAACCCACCGCTGGATATACAAATGTCGAAATTCTCAATCTTAACAAAGCCAATGTGGCAATTGGCATTAATGATTCATTGACTATCGAACTGCAAAATTCGACATCAACATTTGTGCCAATTTTTGGCGGATCAATCGTTGAGGTTGGCATTTCCGTAGCCGAAGTCGGCAGCACAGATTATGTGCAACGCATAAATGTGATTGCATTGGGCGCATTGGCTAGATTGCCAAAGGCATTGACCGATGGCGTTTTGTCACATGATTTTGATGGCGATCAGATTTACACAATTTTGAGTCAGGTTTTATTTAACTCGTGGCAAGAAGTACCTCAAGCCTTAACATGGGCAACCTATGATCCAACAGAGCAATGGCAAAACGCACAAAACACCGGGTTGGGGGAAATTGATCAACCTGGCAATTATGAATTGGCGCAGCGATCATCTAGCCGGACTGATGTTTATTCTTTGGTTTCAGCTTTAGCATCATCGGGATTGGGTTATATTTACGAATCCCCAACGGGCCAAATCGGGTATGCAGACAGTACTCATCGCACCAATTATTTGGCGGCCAATGGGTATGTTGAACTGACAGCCAACGATGCTTTGGCACGCGGTTTGAGCATCCAATCACGAGCTGGAGATGTGCGAAACAACATCACAATTAAATACGGACAAAACAGTACAAATGAAACCGATGCCATCGATCTTGCATCGATTGGGCTATATGGGCAATTATCCCAAATCTTTACAACAACATTGCGGCATTTGCACGATGCCGAGGATCAAGCCGATTTTTATTTAACATTGCGAGCTTATCCACGCTTTAATTTCAACAACATCACATTTGAGCTCACAAATCCAGATATCGATGATACTGACCGGGATGCCTTGATTGGCGTTTTCATGGGGATGCCGGTGGAAATTGCTGATTTGCCACTCAATATGAATTCCGGCGATTTTCTGGGTTTTGTTGAAGGATGGACATTTTCGGCAAGATATAATCAAGTCAGCATTTCAATGATCGTCTCACCGATTGCCTTTTCCTTGCAAGCCATGCAATGGAACGATGTACCGGTAGTGGAACAATGGAACACAATCAATCCAACTTTGGATTGGATCAATGCCACGATTGTGGCGTAAGGAGCAAAAATGAGTAATCCAACGAGTAATTTCAATTGGCAAATGCCCACGGCCACAGATTTGGTCACGGATTTGCCGGCTGATTTTGAGGTTTTCGGTCAGGCGGTTGATACATCGTTGGCTGATCTCAGAGGCGGCACAACAGGCCAAATCCTTGCAAAAAATACAAATGCCGACATGGATTTTGTATGGACTTCACCAAACCCGGGTGACATAACCGGTGTCACAGCTACAACACCACTCACAGGTGGTGGCACATCAGGTGATGTGACTATTGGAATTCAAGATGGCACAACAGCTCAAAAAGGTGCTGTCCAGCTTGAAAACTCAACATCAAGCACATCAACCACAACGGCAGCTGTGCCGGCATCGGTCAAATCGGCTTATGATTTAGCTAATGGCGCTATTGCTAAAACAACAGTTACAACAGCCGGTGACATAATTTACCGAAATGCGACAGTGCCAGCAAGGCTTGGAATTGGAACAGCCGGACAAGTTTTGGCCGTTAATACAGGTGCTACTGCCCCGGAGTGGGTAACACCATCCGCAGGCGGTGGATTAACACTTATTGCCACCACAAACCTTTCTGGTACATCCGTGACTGTTAGTTCAATCCCCAGTACTTACAAGCATTTGATGATCGTATTACAAAAAGTTTATTATACCAGCAATGATTACCCAATCCAATTTAGATTTAATTCTGATACTGGTTCTAATTACAATTCTGCTGGCTTGCGAGCTTACAATGGTACTGTTGATCCTACCACTGCTAATGCCACAAATTTGGAATTTTTAGTTAAAACACAAAACGCGGCCAGTAATAACAATAACATGTTTGCAACTTTTAACATTTACAATTACACAGCAACTACTGGCAAAGGTTTTGATTTCAGTGCTTATTTTGCGGATTCAGGCAATACACGCGGTTATGTTGCTTATCACGGCAATTATTACAGCACAAGTGCAATATCTAGCATTACGGCTATTGCAGCAGGACAATCATTTTCCGGCGGTACTATGTTCACATATGGAGTAAGCTAATGACAAAACAATTTAGAATCGAACACAATCTAGAAACAGGCGAAATTTTAGAAATTGAATTAACCGCCGATGAAATTGCACAATTAGCAAATTTAAGTGCGGAAGTTGAAAACAAATTGGCAATTGAAGCGCAAAAGGCAATTGAAAAGGCCCAAGTGCTAGAACAGTTAGGCATCACAGCTGATCAGGCAAAATTGTTGCTCTCATGACATTTCCTCAAGGCACATTGCCGCGTTTGATTCAGGTCACACTTGCTGAGGTGGGAACGGCTGAAACCGGCAACAATGAGACAAAGTATGGCAAATTTATGAAAGCCGACAAGCTGCCATGGTGCGGCTCGTTTCTCAATTGGTGTGCCCATCAAGCCGGTGTCAAGGTGCCAAATGTCGTGAGCACCCGAGCTGGAGCTGAGGCATTTCAAAAGGCTAAGCAATGGCACACAACACCAAAGATTGGCGATTTTGTTTTTTTTGATTTCATCCTCGATGACAAAACCACAATCAATCACATTGGCTTGGTGATTCGTGCATCGGAAAAACAAATCGTGACAATCGAAGGCAACACATCAGGCGGTGGCGATCAGCGCAATGGCGGCGAAGTCATGGTGAAATCAAGAGCTTTGGGAGCACGCTCATTTGTTGTCGGTTATGGCCGGCCAGCATATGAGCCATTTTCCGGTGATTTACCGGATCGACCAAAAGGAGAAAAATAATGGAGCAAGCAAAAGCAATTGCAGCCTCATGGGGCCGCTCATATATCGCAGCTGCATTGGCCGTGTACATGGCTGGAGGCGATCTCAAGGCAATGGCAATGGGTGGCGTGGCAGCTGTTGTGCCGGTCATTTTGCGTTGGCTGAATCCAGCTGACAAAGCTTTCGGATCAACGGGGAAATGATCCCGAAACTACGCGCGGCAGGTTTAGCTTTGATCCTTTCGCTAAGCCTTGCCGGGTGTGGTTATCAAGGTTGGGTGAGATATCCATGCCAAGAGCACGAAAATTGGGAAAATCCAGAGTGCAAAAAACCACAATGCAAGGTCACAGGTACTTGCACAGAGGATGTGATTGGTGATGGCCTCAAAGAATAAAGAGCGGTTAAGCCAAGAGGAAATCAAAGCGCGGCTGATGTTTCTCATTGGCGCAGTTTTGTCATTTGTGTTTTTAATTGTCACATTGGGCATCACATATGCGTTGATCTTTGTGACACAGCCAATTGGTGCTCAAGCTCCCAATGATGCAGCTTTCATCGATTTATTGAAAACACTCGCAATTTTTCTCACCGGGTCTTTGGGTGGGGTTTTAGCATCAAATGGCCTCAAAGACAAGCAAAACAAATCTGAGTATGAGAAAGCAATCGAGAAGCGTTTTGGTGGTAGCGACACGCCATGATTTGAGCGTGATTGTTGAAATTGTCGGCTGATCCTGTCACTCTCTCTTTTGGGAGCGAAGCACAGTAGTTCCC